ATGTCTGTTTATTCCTAAAAAAATAATAACTTAATACTACATATTGTATTTTATTGGTATAATATGCGCTAATTTATACTATATGTTGTATTGGAGGAATAATGCGCCGGGCGTTGATTGCGAAAATTAAGATTGCTCAAAAGGAGCTGGGCTTGGATGACGGTACATATCGCGCGGTGTTGGAGCGTGTGACGGGCAAGCGGTCTTGTACCGAGTGCAGTATCCCTGAGTTGGAACGCGTGGTCGAGGATTTGCGCCAGCATGGGTTTACGCCGAAAAAGACGGCGGGACAACGACCGAACCGCCGCGATTCTGCCGACCCGATGATGCGCAAAATCGAAGCCCTGCTGCTGGATAACGGCTGGACTTGGAATTATGCGCACGG